GTCTCAAACTTATTTCCGGGTAAGCCAAATTGTTCTATTGCCCAAGCACAGGTTTCATTCCAATTATTGATAGTATCACCCTTCTGCCAAGATATACGAACTCTAGTACCCGCCAGCATTTAATAATTCCTTAACTTGTTTAACATTCTCTGGCTCACGATTGAACTTAATCTTCCATAACTCTGGATTAATATAGTCAATAACCATCTTTACCTGTGATTCATTTAAACTATCTAAGAACTTTACACCACTGTCACTTTGATATAACATCCAAGGACTAATCTTACCATTGGTAATACTATGACATACCTTGTTAGTATTACCATAACACAAATAGTCTTTAGGTACAATTCCCTCTTTCTCTGCTAAATCAATAGTAGTTTGGACACTACGTGCAATAGCATCTAAAGGATCTTCAATACGCAAATACTCAATTAAATATTTTGTATAGACGCTATCACTGGCCCAAGTATCAATTTTGATATTATTCTTTAACAACCAGTCTACATATCTACTAATGTTTATTGCATTGATATTAGCACAATGTGTTCCAAACTTTACAAAGGCAGTGTAGTAAGCACTACGAATGAACTCCTCGTATGTTTTATTCTTTTTAGTTGACGTATTCTTTTTATAAAATTGTAGCCAGGCTTGAAAGCCAATACGATTGCCTTGCATATCTTTGTTCATCCAACGTTGTTTGTTTTCGCATAGGTGCTTAGACATAGTAGATTCACGTAGGAATTCTCTATTGCAAAAATCACAACCATACTTGATTGTCTTATCAGTTGCCTCTGTCTTTTTCGTATTGAGTGATATCTTCATCTGTAACCGTCTTACTTAATACTTCTATGTCTGCTATTTTTAAATGGGGGTATATTTCTGCAAGATGCATTTTCTTTCTTTGCTCTTGTACAAATGCTTTTGAATATTCTGTTAAATCCTCACTATTTGCCTTAGGATAAATCTTTGTAAAGTATTCTTTTATTTCTTTCACTTGTGCCGGTTCTTTTAACAAACTAACACGTTCTTTAATCTGAGGCAACCATTGATGATATTGTTTACCTTTACCGGGACTTGCCGCACACATCATATACCATTGTAATTTAGGATGCTTTGACACATACTCATTGAAGAAGTATTTGTTAGCATAATACTCTGTGCTCATAGCATAGTACCCTGCTACATCACTAGAACCTTTTACGTAGCTTAACCATTTGATTAACATAAATGGCACAAACTTACGTTGTTGTTCAGGTGTGAGCCTGTCATAATAACCATAGTCTTTCTTGTCCAACGCCGCAATAGCTTCAAACAAGTTGAAGTCTTGGTTCTCTAGTTTTTCATCTTGAGGTATTGCTATTTTCTTTGTTGCCATTAGAATGCCTGACTATAATCCACAATCTCACAATTACGACTAATCTCTTTTACAAAGTAAACACATCTAGGCTTAGGTCCATCATCTAGTGGTACACACAAGAACTGTCCGTTCTTCAATCGAGGTGCATACCATGTTACATCGTGGTATATGTCTACAATTTCAATCGATACAAAACTTGGACTAAATGAACTTAATGGATTAAACTCAAACGCATTGAATCCCCTGTCATTTATACTAGTAAGAGGTAATGTTTCTAAATCTCCGTGTTCTTGTTCACCAATTAATATTTGCCAATCAATAGGCATTTTAATTGTACTGTTACCGATTTTCAATACAAGTGCAGGGCTATTGAATGATTCTAAAAAGATTAGTGGGATATAATGATAGTCTACGTTTTGTGGATTACTATTATCTAGTATTGCAAAACGTAAGTCATCAATCTCTTCGGGAAGTGTTTCTAAGTTATAGAATTCGTTGTCTAGGGTTAATATACGCATAATGTATTATATCAGGTTCTTATCTATATGTCAACTTTTCAACGTCAAACGGGTAGTTTGCTTCTTTATAAAAAGCTTTACGTTGTGTCAAATGTCGTTTGGCAAATTTACACGAACTTGTTATGTCCCAGATTTGGACAAAGTCCTTGTCTTCAGCTTTTCTAATACCTCGTCCAATACTCTGGATAACTCGGACAAAGCTTTTTCCGGGTTCAATAAGTACAAGATTAAAAATACGGGGAATATTAATACCAACTGCAGCCACACCATAAGTGGCCACAATAATCTTGTTAGTGCTTGTAGCAATTTCATCATATTCTTCTTTTCTATCAATCATATTAGTAGCACCACTAACGAACACACTGTCCGGTAACCTGCTAATTAATTCTTTACCGGCATTCACTCTGTCAACTAAGACCAACACATTACCTGTTTCTTTAATCTTTAATATAAGTTGGGCAATAGCATCAAGCCTATGTGTATCTTCTAATAAATGTTTCAACTCACTTTGATAATTAGTAAACTCTACATCATCTTTAAGTTGTACGATGTTTACGTGACATTGTGCTAATACACCCTGATCCTGCAATTCACTTGCTGATAACTTACTGATAACAGGACCTAAACTTACGAACAATGACTGTGCTTCAAACTTAGCTTTAGGTATAGTGCCAGTTAATCCCCAACGAATGGGCACTTTTGCAAACACACCAGTAAGCAATGTTTTTAGTGCGTCAGCTTTTGCCATATGCACTTCATCAACCATTACACAAACAACACCTTCAATAAAGTCTCCAATCTCCACTTCTGCTTCACCTGCTTTTGTTTTCTTAAGCATATTGTTAAGACTTTGCCAAGTACAGATAGTGTGTGTCTTGTTGTATTCTTTACGATCACCAAAGTATACACCAACATCTAAACCTAAATTAATGTAATCTGCTTCTGTTTGTGTTACTAAACTTTTGTTTGGAACAATAACAATACTACGACCATATTGCTCTATGCTATAACTTAGTGCGGCAGTCATCAATGTTTTACCTGCACCTGTAGCAATTTCTTGCAATGACTGTGGATTCTTTAAAAAGTTGTTAACAATACTAATTTGATAGTCACGCAATTCTACAGGCGTACCTTCTTTGGGATGACCTTTAGGCCAATTCTTATGAGCAAACGTTGCCTCGGACACTTTAGTAAACTCAAAGGTTGTAGTATAATCTCTTGTGTCATCCAACTCAATATCATATCCTGCTCTATCAAGTACAGGTAATATTTCTTCTAACAAATTAATGTAAGTGCTACCAGCTAAACTAAAATAGCTTACCTTACCATTCCATCTACCAAGTCTTACCGCAGGTAGATATCTTGCTCCGGGTACTTCGTACTCAAACATTTTCATCAAAGCTTTACGCTCTGCAAGTTCAAGTCCTTCTATTTTTACGTTAACTTCATCTTTAACGATTATCTTACATTGTTTCATTTATCTCCCAAATTGACAGGTTCTGAGTTAACACATTTTATAATTTTGAATACAGAAGGATGTTCATTGAACCCATATGTTCTATATTGAATTATAACAGGTTTCTCGTATGATTTCAAGTTAGATTGGTCTCTTATTATATCCATATTCAAATTATCCAATAATTTTTCTGCTGACTCATTTAGGAAAAATAATTGTTTTGAAGATACCTTTGATGGCTCAGTTAATCCGTCACATCCCAACTCGCTTAACCATTTGATAACAGAATCTATATCACGTATTTCACATTCAACCCTATAACTAACCGCAAGAGCCAATTTCATTGGATCCTCTATATTAATAAAATGCTCTATAACAGACTCACTTACAGTAATACCATACTGCACATAATCTGCTACCATTACTAAATCATTGGTTAGTGGAATATTTTTAATAGTATCGTGCAATACTTCATTGAGTGCGGCTATATAGAAATAACCGTTGTTGCAAACAAGTGTCGGCTCCCAATATTTAACTGATTCATATTTGCTAAGACTATTGATAATATCTTTTGTAATAGGACAATAGTCTATAACTTCAAAGTGATCGGCACTTAATGTAATCAACATTTTTAATGTTGTAGGACCATACTCAATTTCATATTGTCTTTTATCCTTATGCCATTCCATTGAATATATTGGATTCTTTTTTAATGCGGCCAAGAAGCTTTGTTTAAAGGGCGATCTAAAAACTATAGTGTCTTTTAAAATAGCAATGGATGCATTTGTATATTGAGGTGAGCTTTCTATTACGTTGCATTTCCAAGGTAATGTTAATAAACTATCAATATCAAACTTTTGTTGTGTAAACTGTCTACGATATTTTAGTGCAATTTTTCTAAAGAGACTATCCTGATTGGTAGTGATTGTATTTTTTATACCAATAAAATTAGTTAAGTTATTTACAAACTGTAGGTCATACCGGCTCAATCGTATATTGATAAGCATAAAGGTACCCAAGTCTTCAAGTGTCTTAAAATCCATTTTTTATTGTAACATATTCAGATAGTATTTACAAACATAATGGTTAAAGGAGCAATGCTCCTTTATCGAAGAGGGCTTATTGACATTGCCTCTACGCACACTGCAGGGTTATGCGTGTTTCATACACGTTGTACGTGCAAGATTTTTCCAGTTGTTCGGGCTAATCTTTACCAAGTCAGCAATCTTCAAACACATACGCAAGGACACTTCACGTAGTTTTGTATGATTGTCCCACATAAAGTCAATCACCATTTGTGATTGTTCTTCTGTGAAATCATAATCACTAAACAAACCACCATCAGCATCACGATGTACCTGCTTGATACGCAACATTTTGTCACGATCACCATCAATAGTCAGGTCCAGAAAGTGACAACGTGACTGCAATGCTTCTAAGTGGTCCTGCAATTTCTTAGACTTCAAGTTGCCGAATTTCAAGTTAGTGATAAAGATAGCACTACCATTGAAGTTGAAAGTATTCGGGATACCTTCTTCACGCAACAAACGACTATCACTATTCCAGCAAATTCTACGAGTCTTGCCTGAATCTAATGCGGCCTTCAAAATGTTTAATGCTAAGTCATCAGTAAAAACTGAATCACAATCATCAAAAATCAATACGTTTTTAGTGTCAGAATATTTGTACAACTGAGCATACAAACCCAATGCAGTCATAGCACCTTTAACAATGTTAAAGCGAACACGTTTGCCTGCAAGTTTGTCAAACATACTTGCTTTTTCCATTTGTGTCTCAACACCATATGACTTGCCGACACCGGGCGGGCCTGATACAATCATAGCACGAATGTCACCATTGATTGCCGCACGTGACATTTCATCAAGGACCTCGAAACGAGCCGCAATACGGTCCATTGCTTCTGTTTCTGTTTCTTTAGCTATTTCAGCTTTTGCAAATTTTACTGTATTTTCTGTCACAGATTCTCCATTTAAAAATTCAATTTCATTGATACTATCAACAAGGACCTTAACTTCAGGAATGTTGATTGCGAATTGACCGTCATTTTTAACAGTCACATAACCACCTTTAGCACCGGTCTGAAAACCTTTAACCAATGTAAACTCTGTATTTACTACAGATTGTTTACGATAAGAGCCAGAGAGAATGCGAATAGTAGACATTTGTTTCCTTTATTTCAGTGTCAATACAAGTATTATAGCACAATTGCCATTTATTGTCAATATTCAGTGAACCCTAGATTGTACATAGCACTACGAAAAGGCTCCGGGCTAGTAGGGTTTGCCCAAAAATAAACATCAGCACGGACCTCATCCGAGCAATCAGACTCAAACATTTTATAGATTTGGTCATTAGTAGACACTTCGCATCTTTGAATAAATTCAGCGATATTTGTAATCATTACATTTCCTTTATTTGATTGAATAAGACTCTATTATATAGCCAATTTGATTTATTGTCAAATTTTGTGCCTTAAGCTACCTTGCGAAAATACCCATAGGGTAAGCTAAGTGTCCAAGCCAAATACTCATCATCACCGTTAGTATCCTCAGCTTCGTGGATCCAGCGAATAGCAGTAGCACGGTCTTTGGCACCAGCATCAATTAAAGACTGAATCCGTTGCTCAAAAACAACAGTTGCAGTAGTTTCGGCCTCTTTGCGGGCCTTATCTTCAGCTTCAATAGCTACACCAAGTCCTTCAAACTCGGCTTCGAACTGCTCCAATGTCCAAGTTGAAGTGTCAACACCTCGAGGACGAACACCATAAGCATCCTTATACATATCCCAGTAAAGTTCCCGGGCTTGTTCCAATT